ATTCCTCCGCTACAACGCCAACAAAGCCCTCAACAACCTGGGCTACGAGGCCATCTACCCCGCCGAACTATGCGAATTCAGCACAGCGGTGAAAACCTCCCTCGACCCCAGCGGTAACGAAACGCACGACTTCTTCTCCGGCTCCGGCTCCTCCTACGTCATCGGCAAGGCAGAAGAAACCACTGATGAGGACTGGGAGTTCTAATGACCGACGCCATCAACCCGCAGCACTACAAAGGCTTCACCGGGGGAGCGGAACCCATCGATATCGCCGAGCACGTGGGCTTCAACCTCGGAAACGTCATAAAGTACACCGCCCGCGCCGGTAAGAAAGACGACTGGCTGCAAGACCTCCACAAAGCCCTCTACTACCTCCAACGCGAAATCGCACGGGAAGAGACCAAGAAATGAGCACCTTCAAACAGAACTGGGCCAGGTTCAGCCGAGGTAGCAAAACCAACCTCGCGATAATCGGCCTCATCTTCATTTGGAGTCTCGGCATCACCATAGTCAACCCCAGCGTGACCACCGTCCTGAACCTCCTCCTCTACGGATGTCTCGCCATCCTCATGTACCTCGGGATGGTGCTCGGCCTCCGACTAGACGAATGCCGCACCTACATCCGCGAAACGGGGATAGAACGCAAACTCGGCCACAATATCGCCGAAGCAGTAGAGAAATACGGCAGCGTCACCATAACCGGCCACCCATCCGCGTATTTCATTGAAGCGCCCGCCGATAAGTGCCTAGACGAAGAGGAAGATTTTTACCATGACTAACATCGTCGAACCCCGGGTCACCGTCCTGGCCCACACGAAGCTTAACGAGGAAGCCATCAACGAGTGGATGGACATCCAGGAATCCTCCACCGATGCGGAAACCCTACTCACGATGGCGGGGCGTAACTGCTACCGCAGCTTTCACCGCCCGAATGAAGCAACCCGCGATGATGCGGACTACCTCAATCGCACACTAGGGGAGCAGGCTCATTGGAGCATCAGTGAGCACGCCACCGCAACGTTGTACTTCACCGGCGTTAGCCGCGCATTCCTCACAGAACTAACCCGCCACCGGCACCTAAGTTTCAGCGTGGAATCGCAGCGCTTCATCAACGCCAACGACGCGAACATCGTCCTGCCTCCCGCCGTGCGTGATAGCGACGAGGAAGCCAAAGACCGCTTTCTCTGGAGCGCCAAAGAAAGCATCAAGGGATACGAGGACACGCAGATCGCCTTCCGCAAGCTCCCGAAGAAGCAGCGCAATGAATCAGCACGTGCCCTCCTCCCCAACTGTGTGGAAACCCGCATGGTTGTATCGGGCAATCTCCGCGCCTGGAAAGAAGTCATCGGCCGCCGCACACAACCCGACGCAGACGCAGAAATGCAGGAAGTCATGCGCCTCGCAGCCCAACAACTGCACACCGTATCGCCCGTCATCTTCCCCGACAAGTAAGCAGCATCTGACCGCACCACCCCAACCGGCAGAATCACCACCATGACGCTGCAACAACACAACCCCGAAGAATTAGAGCTAATCCAGGCCCCCTACATGAAAGAAGCCCACATAACCGGGGATTGGGCACATCACGCCGACAAAGCAGTAAAACACCTCGCAGCAACCGGCAAACCATTCACCACCGACACCATCCGACAACACATCCCCGACGGCCTCACACCCAAGCACAACAACGCCTGGGGAGGCCTCCTAATCGCCTGGCGGAAACGAGGAGTGATACAACCCATCGGCTACCACCAATCCCAACACAATCCCCGCCACGGAGGACTACAACGCATCTGGCAAGGAACCAAAACCAGCCAGTAGACAGCTTCTCCCAATACCCCTGCTCAACACACAAAAAGGAGACACCATGCCACAACGTCGAGGAATGACAAAAGAACGCGCCGAACGCGCCGCAAAAGTCGTCACACTCCACGACGGCGGAGCCACATTCGAAGTCATCGGCAAACAGCTCGGAATCAGCAAAACCCAAGCACGCCTCGACTACGACAAAGCAATGGATGAGGCGAAGCCAGACGCGGCCCGAACCGTATTCGCTAAACTCGACCGCCGCTACAACCGCCTCCACGCCGCCTACTGGAAGAAGGCACTCGACGGGGACATTAAGGCCGCCCGCCTCATCATCGACGTGAATACCAAGCTCGCCGCCTTGTGGGGTGTGGAGGGCGCTATCAAGCTAGATGTGGAAGTGACTGGCGGCGAAGAGTTCTCTTCCATGATTACCAACATCCGGCAGACTATTGCAGCTGAGGCTGAGGTTGCAGACAGTGACGACGAAGACCTCGCATAACTTTCACCTCTCCCGAAAGCAGATTGAAGCTATCGGGAAATCCACCCACTCCCTCAACGTGTGGTACGGGAGCGTATCATCTGGCAAAACCCTCGCCTGGCTCATGCTCATGCTGGGGGAGATTAAAGAAGCGGGTACCTCCGGCGCTATCGTTATCGCCGGGAAAACCCTTGACACGGTGTACCAGAATATCTTCCTCCCGCTGATGACGGAGCCGGTGTTCGCTACCGCCGCACCCTACATCCACTACACGCGCCGTAACCCGACGGCGAAGATATTCGGTAGGGAAGTCCTCGTCATCGGCGTGAACGATAAGGGGGCGGAGGGCCGTATCCGTGGTGGCACGTTCCAGCTCCTCTTCTACGATGAGCTCACCCTATGTCCGCAAAATGTGTGGGAAATGATCTGGTCACGTATGCGCGCCACTGGTAATCCGAAACCGCCACGCGTATTCGCCACCACCAACCCGGCAACCCCAGCGCACTACCTCAAACGCGACTTCATTGATAATCCCGGGGAGACGGACACCTACGCGGAATTATTCACGATGGAGGATAACCCGGGCCTGACGAGTGAATACCGGCAGCGTATGCGCGCCTCCTACAGTGGCCTCTTCTACCGCCGGATGATTCAAGGCGAGTGGGTATCCGCTGAGGGTGCCGTATTCGAGGCGTGGAATCCCGACACGATGGTCACCCCACGGCAGGAGGGCACGATCTTGGCTGTGGGGGTGGACTACGGCACAAACCACCCTACTGCGGGTTACGCCCTCACTGTCACCGATGAGGGGCTACAACTCTCGCATGAATGGTCACCTCAAACCAACGGTCTTGGCGGGCGTACGCGCCTCACCGATATGGAACTGGCCGACAGTCTGGAGGAATGGCTGAGCCGCCTGCCGAACCAGCCGAAAGCTATCTACCTCGACCCAGCCGCCGCCTCATTCAAAGAGGAACTCCAACGCCGTCGCTATACGGTAGCCGCAGCAAAAAATAAAGTCGTGGACGGCATCCGCACAATGGACTCACTACTCACCAATGGAGCACTCACAGTCGCGGAGGAATGCCCACGACTCATTGAAGAGATCCCCGCCTACCGGTGGGATCCCCGCGCCACGGAGCGAGGTAAGGACGCCCCGGTTAAAGAAAATGATGACCATTGTGACGCGGCTCGCTACGCCCTATTTTCCTCCCGCCAATTCTGGCTACGTCACGTGGAAAGCATGCGCAGTGACCGCAGCCCCGTGTAGTGCATGATGATTCATGCGGGCCACCAATAGAACCTGCCGTTGGTCTTTTAACGTGGTTGTGTTGTGGCCGCAAGCTGCCTATACCCGCGCCCGGGGTGATTATCCCTGGCTACCAGCCGGAGTAGATGCGGCGTTCACACTATCCCCATAGTGACCCCCGCTAGTGTGGGGTGAGACTTGGGTGAGTAGGGGAGTGGGTTGTCGCCTGATTGAGATGCCCCGAAGAAGCCCACCACCTCTCCCCGCCTTAGGGTCACTATTCAGCGGTGTGAGTGCTGTATGCCCGGGTCGGCTAAGGCCCCGTGGCGCACGAACGGGTATTCCGTCATTTCCTGCACTGGGGCGGAGGACGGCAGCTGCGGTAGGTGATATTGGTTGGCCCGCGCCTAGGGTTATTTCACGCACCCCTCTTGGGCTGTTGAGTATTTTCAGAATCCAACCAACAACGATTATTCGCTCGGTAGGTTCTTTCAAAAGCAGCACAATACTCAACAAGCTTCAAAGGGGGGGTGGTGTGCGCGGCTCACGACCGGAATAATCCACCACAAATCGCTGGTTCCGACCGCGCCCCACCATGCTGGATAATGCCCAAAAGCAACCCCAGAGCACGCCCTGAAATCAACCTATTTTGGGAGACAAAACCCGCATGAGTATGCCCGAACCAAAGAGCCCCTGGCCCCCGAAAGAATACGAACCCGCCCTAGATTCCATCCGCCACGATGACGCGATACTCAACGGACAACTGGAAGTGATTAACCAGCGGCGCTCCCGCCAATACGGGCCGCAGCCATACCAGCACCGTAGCCAATTCAACGGCGGAATCGTCGGTAAAACCTCCCGCGCTTTCCTCGGCCGCCCCACTGGGGATAAAAGCAAATCCCACCTCATCACCCACCACCTACCTATTGCGGAGGAGCTCACCACCGCCCTGGCGGACTACATGGCAGGCAAGCCACCGCAGGCTGAACTCGCGGCGGAGGATGAAGGCAATACGCGGGCTAAGGAAGCGCTCGACCGGCTCGTGACCTCCGATGAGTTCGCTGCCCAATGGTGGAACGCTGTCTACAGTGCAGGCTCCCTCGGGTGGGTATTTGGCCGTGTCGTCTGGAACCAAAACGTGCAGCCGCACCCGTGGATTGAATGGGTAGACGCGGATAACGCCATGGCACAGTTTGAGAACGGCCGCCAATCCTCAATCCTATTCTGGGACACATTTGTGGAGGGTAAGGACGATAAAGTCTTCCGCCTCTTCCAGGAGCACAAACCAGGACAGATTGAGTACCAACTCTTTGAGGGCACGGAGGATAACGTTGGCTACCCCGTAGACTTCGGGTCGCATGAGGCGGCGCATCACCTCATGGAAATCGACGGCCTCATTGATGGGACTGTACTCAAGACGGGGGCGGAGTCACCCACCGCGCATATGCTGGCGAATTATCACCCGCAGCGCCGGTGGCGAAACCATCCGCTGTTGCGGTACTACTCAACATCGGACGTGTCCCGTGGCGCACAAATCTTTGAGGACATTGACCATAATTGGTCGCAACTCCAGCATGAGGTGGAAGCCGCCCGTGGCCGCCTATTCGTAGATGAGAATCTGCTGGATTCGGAGGGGCCGGGCCATGGTGAGTTCTTCGACTTCATGCGGGACGTATTCAAGACGCGCCCGAGTATCACGGCGGAGGATAAGCCCACGTTTGAGCAAGTGCAGTTCGACATGCGGGTGGAGCAGTATCTGACGTTGATTGATTCGGATATCCGCAAAGCCGTATCCGCTCTTGGATTATCCCCGTTTACTGTGGATATGGATCCTCAAGCATCGGGTGATATGACAGCGACGGAGACCCGCGCTCGTACGAAACGCACCCGCGCCACGGCGGCGACTAAGTCCCGCATGGAGCGCGCTCACCTCTCGGCTATCCTCACAGCGTATCTAGAACTGGACGCTGACCTAAACGGCTATGCCCCACCAACGAAGCCGGTGTTGGTGTCGCTACCTGACCAGGTTGAGGTCAATGATAATGAGCTTATTCAGGCGGCGGCCGCATCCTACTCGGCTGGCATCATGTCCCTATCCATGGCGGTGCGGAAGCAACACCCGGAGTGGACTCCCGACCAGGTGGCGGAAGAAGTCGAGGAAATTAAGCGGGATGAGCAGGCCCGGAATGCGTTTGACCCGTTGACGTTGGAGCCGGGCGACGCACCATTTAGCACGGGTGATGCTGGTGACGACGCCTAATGATGGGGATGCTGGGCCACGCCGCCTCGTTGGCATGTACGAGGATGTTGAGCTGGTGCTACTCCTCGCTTTGCGTGATGCGATTAGTAAAGCGCTGGAGGCGGATACCCCGCAGGCGCGGCAACGCCAGCTGAATATCCTTTTGGATACGGTCGCGAAGCAGCTAAACCGTGTCGGCGGTTTGGTGGAATCACAGGCCGGTCGGGTTGCCGCCGATGAGTATGATGCGGCGATACGTGCCGTGTATGAGGAAGTCGGGGCGGAGCTACAGGCGGGGGGCGTTCGGCCTGATGCGTGGCGCGGCATCTCGTCGGAGACGGCGGCGGCGCTCCGCTCACAGCACGTGATGGTGGCGAGGGAGATTCGGGACGTGTACCAACAAGTCACGATGACCACCGTCAGGACCGCCACTGTGGAGGGCATGGATCATCCCCGCGCCCTACAGGTAGCACTCAACCGGTTTGCCGATAAAGGCATAACCGGGTTTGTGGATAAGGGAGGCCGCCGGTGGAGTATCGACGTGTATGCCGATATGGCGGTACGCACGATGCGGAACAATGCCCGGCAGGAGGGGCACTTGCGGGGCTATGAGGAGACGGGGGTGGAGTTGGTGCGCGCTTCGTGGCACCCGGCGTCGGCTCCGCAGTGTTTTCCGTTTCAGAATGAGCTATTGGCGATTACTGGCCCGGCGGGGCCTCGTGTGATGGTAGACCCAGCTACGGGCCGTAATGTCACTGTGACGGTTAAAGCAACCCTCCGTGACGCTATCGCCGCCGGATACCATCACGTTAACTGTAAGCATCGTGATGTGGCGTACACCCCGGGTGATAAAACCCCCGAAGCTCCAGAGGTCACACCGGAGGAGAATAAACGCCAGTACGAGGCTACGCAACGCCAAAGGCAGATAGAGCGCACCATCCGCCGGTGGCGGAAGCGTGAAGCCGTCGCTCTTACCTCCGATGAAGCGGCCCTCGCGAAGGGGAAGATCAAAGACTGGCAGGCCGCACAGCGTGAGCACGTCGGCTCGCACTCGTTCCTCTCCCGCTTCTACCACCGAGAGCAACTCCGCACGAACTGACCGCACACACACCTGGGACATACTCCTACTTGTGGAGCGGACAGGAGCCGTCCACGACGAACTCACAAGCACAGTTACGGGAGGACTCATCACAATGGCCGATGAACAGGCAACCAACACGACCTCAGACCAGCAGGCGGACACCACGGGGGAGGACACGACCCACACCCAGGAGGTGCAGGCCGAGGACATCACCCCACACACCGAAGAAAACGACACCCAGGGCAGTGAGTCTGACCAGGGTGACTTCGATGTGGAAAAGGAACTCCGCAAGCTGCGTAATGAGGCCGCTGCACGCCGCACTAGCCTCCGTGATGAGGAGAAGAAGAACGCGGAACTATCCAGCAAGTACTCTGAACTCAACTCCAAGTTTGAGGAAATGCGCGGCTTCCTGGCAAAACTCTCCGGCGTTGAGGAGGAAGCAACGCCGGAGGAAGTCATCAACTCCTACAAGGAGAAGCTGGAAGCTCAAGAGCAGGAGAACCGGCAGCTTCGTGAGACCACCGCGCTGAATGCGGCGGTCTCCAAGGCTAAGGGTGACCCTGCCCTCATCGTCCCGTACCTGCGAGGTTCCAACGCGCTTGCGAACCTCGACCCGTCCGCCGAAAACTACACCTCCCAGGTGGAGGAACTCGTTCAGGAGACGGTAGACGCTAACCCGAAGCTACGCGCCCAGGCGGCACCCGTATCCTCCGGTAACACGTCTAATCCGACCGATAACAGCGGCCCTAAAAAGTACACCGTTGACGACCTCGACGATATGAGCGCCGAGGAAATCTTCGAGTTGACTAAGCAGGGCAAGCTGGAACACCTCTACAAGAACTAGGAGAACCGCAGAAAAATGTCTGTCGAGAACTTTATCCCCAAGCTCTGGGCACCAAGCCTGGAAGTCCCCTACCAGAAGTCCCTCATCTACGCGCAGCCGGAGATCGCCGACACTCGCTTCCAGGCGATGCTGCAAAACTCCGGCGATACCGTCCACATCAACACCATCGGCGCCGCCAACATCAAGACGCACGACCGTACCCAAGACCTGGAGTACGACGACGTTGAAACCACCGACGTGAAGCTCGTGATGGATACGGAGCGCTACTACGGTTTCCGTGTCAACGATGTTGATGCCATCCAGGCCGCCGGTGACTTCCGTAACGCCGCCACTAGTGAGCATGGCTCCGCGATGGCTAATGAGGTGGACACCGATATTGCGAAGAAGCTGAAAGAGGGTGCGGGCAAGAAGCTGAACACCGTCCCCATCTTCGATGGTGCCGACTTCTACCGCCCGAACGATAATCAGATCACCGCGTGGGATGCGCTCCGCCGCATGGCGCTGGAGCTGAATAAGGTGTCCGCACCGACCTCCCCACGCTGGGTTGTTGTCGGCCCGAACTTTGGCTCCGCGCTTCTGGCTGACCGTCGTGTAACCCAGGCTCACGCCGCCGGTACCGACATCGTGGCCCGCAACGGCCTCATCTCCACCCTGCCGCAGCTCGGCCTGAACATTTACCAGTCCGTCAACGCGCCAACCACCGGCGGTAAGGAAACCATTATTGCTGGTGTGCAGGGTGCCTTGGCGTACGCTTCCCAGCTCCGCACGCTGGAGGCGTTCCGCGATCCGGATCGCTTCGGCGATATCGTCCGTGGCCTCATGGTCTCCGGCGCTGCCGTGGTTCGCCCGAAGGGTGTTGTCACCCTCGATGCGGACGTGAAGGAAGGCACCCTTGGTGGTGGCGGTGGCGCTACCGTCAACGCTGAGATGTAAGGCTGTTTGAGCCTGCTATCGCCGCAGGGGTGAGGGGTGTGCTGGCTGGAGTCCAGTAGGGCCGGTGCACTGTCTTTCCTCTGTGAGCTTGGCGGGGAGGGCGAAGATAATTATTCGCGTGCTGTTAGGTGACGTCGCTGTTTGGTGGCGTGGTACGCAGGGTGGTTATTTTTCCCCTCCCCGCTTTCTTGTATCTATACCCATAATCATTCTTTTTTAGGGAGGCCCGCTTATGCGGCTACAGATGAATTACATTGACCGAACTGAACTCCTCAATGATGCCGACACTGACCTTTATGAGGAGTTGGAGGATGCCCGCCTTGACCGGCTCATTAACTACGCCTCCATCCTCATGCGTCGGGCAACACGCGGTGCCATCTACGAGGTAGATGAGGCCGGGATGCCTATTAACCAGTTCGTGGTGGATGCGTTTAAATACGCGACGAGTGCGCAGATTCAAGCGTGGGTGGATGCTGGCATCCTCGACGAGTTAGAGACCGGGGGCGCTACGGCGGAGGCTATCGTATCCTCCTCGACTAATAACGGCTCGTCCGTCACGCTGGACTATTCGGAGTCCACCAAGGCTCGGTCGCTGCTCCTCAATGGTGGTCTGGCGTTGGGGGCGCAGTTGATTCTGGATGATGCGGGCCTCCTCTCCGGCAAACCATGGTTGGCGGTGTAAGGCATGAGCAGGCGCAGCAAAACCAGTGACACGCTCCGTGACCTCTGGTTCCGGAATGAGGTGCAACTCCAAGGCGAAGAAATCCGCACCATGCGCGGCACTACATTCAAGCCGGGGGAGACTGTGAAAGCATCCATCAACATGGAATCGCACCGCGCACTTAATCAGCATGGGGAAGAGGTATTAGCCGCCGGTACCATCAACTGGGATGTGGATGGGCCGCTACCCGAGCCGGGTGATGTGCTCACCCTGCCGGATGATTTCGGGGCGAAACCCCAACGCAAAGTGGTGAGCGCACGCCGCGCTTACTCCGGCACGGGCCTGACCCCCGACCATGTGGAGGTGACGATCGTATGACCCTCCGTTGGAAAGGCGATGCGGTGAAGAAACAGATCCAGGCCGGGGCGCAGCGTGGCGTCACTTCGGCGGCTCAGGTAGTGGAGGCAGCAGCCGTACCACTCACCCCGCTGGGCGAGACGGGGAACCTCCGCCAGTCCGCTAGTACGATACCCGCACAAGCATCGGGTAGTGAGGTGGCCGGGGGAGTCCGGTATGGGGGATTACCGTACATCCGCCGCCAGCATGAGGAGACCGGTTGGAATCACCCGAGGGCCGGGCAAGCCAAGTATCTGGAGACAGCTAAGAATGAGAATGCGGACAGGGTTGCGCAGGTAATCCGGAACCACATCAAGGGAGGTATCTAGACCTAATGGCCGAGTTTCATCAAGATAATACGCGGCGGGCCTCGTACCGGCAGACCGTGGTCTACGACATAGCCGAATACCTCGCCGACTGTGGGGTATGCGCCCGACCCGGCGTAAACCAGCGTGAGGTGAATAGCACCCCGGCGGTGTTTGCGTACCGGCTGGAAGATAACCCAGACCGCGCCCTCACCATTTTCAACATCATCATTGATGAGAGCGTGTCCGACTCCAACCCAAACCTCCGCTTCAGTCTCGCGTTCCGTGGCACGCCCCGCGACCACAACACTCCACTCGATGATGCCGCCGAGGCATACAAGCACCTCCACGACCTCACAGACATTGAGCTGACCGCACACACGCGGCTCCTATCCTGCAGGAGGATCATCAATGATCCACCACTACTGGACAGCAACGACCGCTGGCACGCCGTAGACACCTACTCGGCCACGCTGGCAGCACCCAATCCATCCGACTCTTAGGAGCGCACAGCAATGGCTAACACCAAGTTCGCGACTGCTCCCAACTCGTGCGAGCTGAACAAGCAGCTCAACCGAGGCTGGGCACTACAAGTCAAGCCCGTAGGTGCCGACTCGGCAGAATACAAGTTTGTTCGCGGCGTCACCTCCCTCTCTCCAAACATCGAAACCCAGACCGTCGATGCATCCGATATTGACTCCAACGGTTGGACGTCCGAGGAAAAGACCTCCCGCTCCCTGACCGTCTCGGTTGAAGGCCAGTTCGCCCGCAAGGGTGACCTTGACCTCCTCACCGAGGATCAGCAGCTTCTCAAGGCTACTGGTGAGGAACTCGGCGCGGACGGCAAGGTTGATTTCCGCGTATGGCGCACCGACATTGATGAGGGCTGGGAGGGCACCGCTACTAACAGCTTCACCTCCGGCTCCGGTGGTGCGAACGACCTCCGTACGTTCACCTCCGATTTGAAGTCCTCGTGCGAGCCGACTCGTATTCACTCCGTGAAGAAGGGTTCGGAGCGTAAGGCGTCCGAGCCTGTGGATGTGGAGGAACTCCTGAAGATTATTCACCCGCAGGGCGTGCCGAACGTTTCCACCGGTGATGAGGAAGAGGAGTCCGCGGGTTCCGTTGAGGGTTCTCGTGGTGAGGAAGAGGGCGGTTCCGAGGGGGATACCGACTCCGAGGTGGCCGCCTAGTCACGTAATACGCCCCATTGGGGGTCCGTAGGTCACAGGGGCAAAGGCCCGCACGAGGAATACCACCTCATGCGGGCCTTTACTCATGCCCCTGACCGCAGCCCACCAGGCGGCAGACTTAATCCCCGTACACGACAACCAACCAACTGGGAGGCAACCCGCATGACCGACTTCGGACAACTCGACGAGCAGCTCGACGAGTACGACATCTCATTCACCTTCAAGGGAGAGGACTACAAGGTCACTCCCTCCGCAGAACAAGTCTTAGAGTTCCACCGTGACTACTACAACGCCCGCAAGTCCGATGAGGACTCTGGTATGGGTGTGTGGAAGCGTGTTGCGCCGCTCCTCGGCTCCAAGTTCAACCCCAAGACCGCGAAGATTAGCGGCGGCATCCTCGAACAAATCATGGAGGCTGGGGCCACCTATAGCCAATTGGAGCGCCTCGTATCCGCCGTGCACTTCAAGTACGTACAGGGCGATGACCTAGCCAAGGCCTATTTTGAGACTGGCGAGCTGGGAAAAGCAGTGGATATTCTCAAGCAGAAGAGGAACGACTCCCGGCAAGACTAGATGATCCCGAGGGGTGCTGGCGTGACCAGTGGGATAGGCTCCGCCGCGACCCCGACGGGTGGGCATACGCCGAAGATAGCGACCTCTGGTACAACCCCTACGCGGGGGCCTACTCAGAGAACGATCCCGGCGGCGGCCCGCCAGACCTCTACATCCTAGAAACATTTGGGGAGTATGTTCGCGAGTGGTGGGCGGAGCAAATCCAGCCTAAACCCGATGTGGACGAATCCCTACTCACATGGCCGTCTTTACTCTCCAGGTGGGATGATATAGAGACGGACTTCCAGCACTTTTTTAGCATCGATTTTGGATCAGGCGTTCTATCCGACCGCAGATGGCGCTGGTTCAGAATACGGTTAGTACGCCTCCTAAGCGAAGACACCGCGCTTGCTCGCGGGTTGGGGCTGCGGAAAACACCAACGCTAAAAAAGGAGCATTAGCATGGCTGCGCTTGACCTCGGCGACCTCGGGTTCACAATCACCGTAGACACTGGCGACTTCGACCGCCAGATTAGTCAGGTCGAGCAGAAAGCCCGGCAGGCTGACAAATCATTCGAACGCCTATCCCGAAAGGCCATTGCCCCGAAGTCTGATACGGGCGGGGTGGAGAAACTGGAGCGCTCCACCCGCAAGGCAGATAGCGCGCTGGATAAGACCTCGAAGAAGAAAGTCGCCCCACAGGCGGATACGTCGGGCGTGGATAAGATTCAATCCTCCACCGCCGCCGCTTCCTCCGAGCTGGATAAGGTAGCAAATAAGCGCGTGTCGCCTCGTGCGGACTCGGCACCGCTGGAGCGGGCCGCCGGGGCGGCTAAGGAGGCCTCCTCCAGCCTCGACCAGACTGCCGCCTCCGTGTCCCGCGTGGGCGGTGAGTTTGATTCCGCCGGGGCATCCACGGATACGTTCTCCTCCAAGCTGCGGAATAATGTCGGCAAGCTTGGTGGTTTCGCTGCGGGTATTGCTGGTGTGGCGGGTGCCGCACAGGTCATGCAGAACGGCTTCTCTAAGGTCACTTCCATTGAGGACACGACTAAGGCCCTTGGTGTGATGATGGGGTCGGCGGATGAGGCCTCCGTCTACATGGATAAGCTCGTCGAGTCGAACATGCGCTCCACCTACTCGTTCGACGCGTGGGCTAACGCAGGTAAGACCCTCGTCGCGTTTGGTATTGAAGCGGAGCAGGCCAATCAGACCGTCACCGCCTTGGGTGAGGCCGCAGCCGCCACCGGTAAGGGCGAGGAAGCCCTCCTCAACATGTCGGATGCGTTCGGTCAGGCCGCCGCCTCCGGTAAAATCTCGATGGAGACCCTGAACCGCCTCGCCGATGGTGGTGTGCAGGGCCTCGCTATCCTCGCAAACCACTTCGGGGTGACCACCGAGGAGATGCAGAAGATGGTCTCCTCCGGCGCGGTGCCAGCCGAGGAGGGTATTAAGGCCCTAACCGACGGCATCATTAACGGATCGGAGGGCGCGGCGGGTTCCGTGCAGTCCCTATCCGGTGTTATGGGTGAGATGGCGGAGACCACCTCAGGCACCCTGAAAAATATGGGTGCGGAGCTGAATAACACAGCCGCCGCCGTGTTCGAAAAGCTATCCCCAGCGATTAAGGCCGGTGCAGAGAAAGTCCGCGTGTCCGCCCAGGGCATGACCCGGTGGATTAAGGATATTGACGTGTCGCCCATCGTATCGATGGGCGAAGCTGTGATGAACCTGCCGGATCCGATTAAGGATGCAACTAAGGCCATCGTGGCGCTCAAGGTGGCGCAGGCCGCGCTTAACACCACGATGGGGCAGAATGCCGCCGGGAAGATGACGGCGTTCAAAACCGCCGTTGTGGACACTGGCAAGGGCGTTCGAGACCTCAAGACCTACTACCGCTCCACGGGCCGGGAAATCTCCACGTTCACTGCCGCTACTCAGCTCGCGGCGACTAGCCAGAACTCCGCCTTGGCGGGCATGGGTGTCGCCTATAATAATGCGGCTAATAGTGGTAAGAAATTTGCCCGGTCTACTGGCGTGGTTAAGGCCGGTATGTCCGGAATGAAGAGCGCCGCCGGTGGTGTGGTAGACGCTTTAGGCGGCCCGTGGATGATTGCTATGGGCGCGGCCGCATTTGCCGTCACTGAAATTGTTGGCGCGTCGAAACGCGCTAGTGATGCGCAGGCGAAGTTCACTGAGACTACCGGCGAAGCTGATTCGGCGCTCCTACGTCTCAACGCTAGTTTGGCTGGCACTAAGGGCGCTTTGAATGACCTACAGATGGAGGATCTGGGGAAGGTCGCCCAAGGCGCGGTGGCTGATATTGAACGCGTCGGGCAATCCCTAGATGGGTTCTTCGCCAAGCTGGATAAAAACCAGTTAGGCCTTTCCTCTGACGAATTAGATGGCATGAATACCATGCAGATCAATCACGAACTGCAGGTGATGGGCGACTCCTTCGATATGATCAAGGGGAAGCTGGAGGATAATGGCCATGCGTGGGATGATTTGGGCCGTATCGTCGCTGAGGGTGGCAGCGAATACCAGCAGATGCTTAATGAGCTGGAGAATACCGGCGGGAGTTTCTGGAATAACAACGAAGAAGCAGGCCGGGTCGCTGCGGAACGACTACGGGAGGCCCGCGAAAAGGCACTAGAGGCGGCGGAGG